AAAATGTAGAGGCAGTTGATAAGTTAATGCTAAAATTAGCAAATAAAAGTAGGTTAGGTGAGTCATAATGGCTATTAAAATATCAAATACAGATGTAATAAACAATTCACGAAATCTGGTAAATATTACCGATATGGATGCACATTACTATTCATATTCCGCTCAGGCCACGACAATTACATCTACAATTAATTTTAATACATCGTTTATGACGTGTACAATGCCTGCTGCAACAACATTTGGTATCAGTGGAGAGGCTGAAGGTAAATCAGCAATACTTATTTTAGATACAACCACAACACCACATGCTCCTACATGGCCATCAGCAATTAATTGGGAAGATAATACCGAACCAACTTGGTCTACTTATAGAAAATGGCAAATTCATTTTTATGTAATTAGTGGGACCAGGATTGATGCCACTGCAATTGGATTTGATGCACTATCATCACAACCAACCGAGGCCATAAGCTTATCTGGTACTTCCGGCACACCTATTACTTTTATGGACCAAGGTTCAGGTATTCAAGATTTGGTAATGGGTTGGGTTTTTGACGCAGATGGAAATATTTACAAATATGAATCTATATACAATGTTGGCGGTCAAGGCAAATACCTTTATAGCTCAACTCAATGGAATAATATTACACCTTCAACAACATACTACATTAAATTTTCAAACCATGCTGGTAATACGATGAGCACATCTCCATCTTCTGATACTTCAGGTGTTGGTATATGGATGTCATTAGCAACAGATAAAAAATTCTATTTTAGAGATTCTAGATCTATTAACAGTTATGCTGATGAGGAAGGTACAGTAAAAGTAGAAATATCAACTACTTCAAATGGTTCAAATATTGTCGCCACCGGTTATTATCAATGCCGATGGTCGGGCACAGCTTAAGGAAAAATTATGGCAAGTCATGTATTTAATGTTATAGCTGGGGGTAAATATCCTAAGGCCAATGGTGGTCTAACATCAGGAAATGTAGTTACCGATTATCTTCGAGAAACAGGTGGTTATTCTGTCACTAACCGTATAAACGTTCTTTCTAATGCGCCAGGTGCCACAGATGCTGAAAATGATTTTCAACTAGTTTTTGGTGCTACAGCTAGTACAATGACAATTTGGGCGCAGGATAATGCTCAAGGCACAGGAGACTTTGTAACCATTACTGCGACGTCAACTGGTCCTTCTGGTACTTTGGATTATGAAGGTGCAACTGGTTTATTCGGCTCGCAAGTATATACAAATGGAACTACCGAATGGCTTGAGGAATGGGATGCTCCGGATGGCGAAGGTTTTTACGATACATACCTTACAGTTAAGTACGGTGGTGTCACGGTATACCCTCGAACTTATGGCATTGGCGCAACCACTGTAAGCAACGGCAACTACCAAAAAGGATCTTTTCAAAATCAATCAGGCCAAATAATGGGTACTGGTATCGGATCGGCTGATTACGCTGTGAGAGAACTGAACCCCGCTTTAACTGTCTTTTACAAAACTGGTGTGACTCTTACAGATTATAAGGTTGTATGGACAACAACAGGCTTTACTAATGCCGCCGGTGAGGCAATACCTCTACGTGTTTTAAATGGAACCCCACTAGCTCCTTCTGGAGATACCGATAGCGGTTGGATAGCTCACGCAGCCCCCAACATAATACTTGATATTAATCAGATAGCCGACAAGTCATCCGGGGAGACACCGTTTAGTGGTTTAATTCATGCCACAACGGGTACTATAAAATTTTACACTAGAAATGGTTCTGGAGATAGTGGGACGCTGCATAAAACTTTTACCGTGACGGTAAATAACATCAGTGAATCATCATAAATATCATAAAAGGTTAAAGAGAAACTAAAATGGCACAACCAACAACAAGAGAAGAATTTAAAGATTGGATTCTAAGAAAACTTGGAGCTCCGGTCATACAAATAAATGTCGCCGACGAGCAGGTTGATGACCGTATAGATGAGGCAATTGATTTTTGGAGAGATTATCACTATAATGGCAGCCAATTAGTTTATTTAAAGCATCAAATTACACAAGATGATATCGACAATGGTTATATAACGCTACCTTCGCAACTTTTAGGCATATCCGGGATCTTTAATTTAAATACAAGTATTTCCACAGGAAGTGGTATTTTTAATGTTCAGTATCAATTCGTATTAAACAACCTTGAAGATATAACCGGCTATAATATTACAAATTATTATATGGCAATGCAACATATGGAATTCTTACAAGAAATGCTTGTAGGTAAACCAATGATTCGTTATAATAAACATGTAAATAAATTATTCATTGATGGCTCGACTGCCATGACGGTAGGAAATTATATTATTATTGAAGCTTATGATGTTATAGATTCAGATACATATTCAGATGTATGGTCCGACAGATGGTTACAAAATTATTCTTCTGCTCTTGTTCGCGAACAATGGGGACTTAATTTAACAAAATTTAGTGGAATGCAATTAGTCGGTGGTGTTGCATTTAATGGCGAACAAATTCTTGCAGAGGCTAGAGAAGACAGAATGCGTATGGAAGAAGAAGCAGTAACTAGTTTACAACCTCTCAATTATAATTATATTGGATAAAGCATGGCGACTAATGTATTCTTTGATAACTACTCAAACTTTAACGAGCAACAACTGGTTGAAGATTTAGTTATTGAAAGTATTAAAATGTACGGCGTTGATGTAATTTATATTACGCGTGTTGACGGTGCCATAGATAAAGTTTTTAACGAAGATGATTTGCCACTATATAATGAAACATTTGAATTTGAAACTTATGTTAAAAATGTAGATGGTTTTGAAGGCGAGGGTGATTTCCTATCCAAGTTTGGTTTACAAATTAGAGACCAAATGACACTTACAGTTGCAAATAGAACATTTGAACAATATGTTACTAGGGAACAAGGAACTGTCATACGACCTAAGGAAGGTGATTTAATATACTTCCCACTATCAGAAAATATCTTTGAGATTAAATTTGTAGAAGATGAAAGTTTATTTTATCAATCAGGTGCATTACAAGTCTATGATATGGTTTGTGAATTGGCTGAATACACAGGTCAAAGAATGCAAACTGGCCGTGATAACATTGATAATTACTTTAGTAAATTTAATAGAGAAATACTTACATCAAATACAGCAACACTTAATGCTATTGCTGAACTGGACCCAATTTCACGTAACCTAACATTCGAACAGGAAGGCGATGCTATTATTGATTTCTCTGAAATAGACCCATTCAGTGAAAGTATTAATATCAACGATAACTAGGTAAAACCATGGCAATCGCAAATTATTTCTACAATTCAACACTACGCAAATACGTTGCATTATTTGGTACATACTTTAATCAGCTAAAAATACAAAGGGTTGATAATAATAATGTTTTAAAACAGGACATGATTGTTCCAATATCATATGCACCATTCCAGAAAATATTAGCTCGTGTTACTCAGGACCCTGCATTCCTAAAAGGTGTTGCAATTAATCTTCCAAGAATGTCTTTTGAAATGACCAATATGGCATACGACCCTGAAAGAAAAGTTGCGCCGACAAGAAAATTAAGAAAAACTGACGTTGATGTAGATGGTGGCAATAGACGATATGTATATGCTGGTGTTCCATATAATTTAGATTTTTCATTATACATTATGGCTAAATATAATGAAGACGCTGTTAAGTTATTAGAACAAATATTACCATTTTTCAATCCCGAGTTTACAAGTACGGTTCGACTCATTGATGGTCTAGAACCAATGGACATACCTTTAATTTTAAACGATGTATCATTCGAGGACCTTTACGAGGGCGATTTTGAGGAACGAAGAAGTGTTTTATATACACTAAACTTTACAATGAAAGGTTGGTTCTTTGGGCCGGAAAGAGACAAGGCTACAATTAAATTTGTTGATGTTCGTTACGCCACTGATACAGTTGCAAATACATCATTTGAAGAGTTCTATTCTGTTTCACCTGGAATGACAGCAAATAATACACCCACAACTGATAGAGCGTTGAGTATTGATTATAGCTTAATAGAGTTTGATGACAATTGGGATTATGCAGAGGTTACAGCAAATACTGCACCAAGCTAATGGTTGACATTTCATAAGGAATGTGTTATAATGGTTTATAAGTAATTTGAAAAGATGGGATATTATGATAAAAGTTGGATTTACAGCAAGTACATTTGATTTGCTACATGCGGGTCATGTACAAATGTTAAGGGAAGCAAAGGAACAGTGTGACTATTTAATGGTCGGTTTACAAATGGACCCAAGTGGGGACAGACCAGAGAAGAATGGACCTATTCAGACAGTAGTGGAAAGATATACTCAACTGAAAGCAGTAAGCTATGTTGATGAAATTATACCTTATTCATCTGAACAAGATCTAGAAGATATCTTGGAAATGTACACTATTCATGTTCGTATCCTAGGAGAGGAATATCGTGATAAAGACTTTACAGGCAAAGACATATGTCGGAAACGAGATATTGACCTGTACTTTAATAGACGAGACCACAGATTTAGTAGTAGTGATTTAAGAAAACGCGTAGCTTTTGGCGAAAACAAATAAAGAGAATGATATGAGTGATGATACAATTGCACAACATCTAGGTATGAAACCACTAGAGGATGCTGTTAAGGAAGAAAAAGAAATTATAGGTGATACTGAAGATAAATTGCCTGATCTTCCTGTTAATGCTTTTTCAACAAACGAAGAGGCTGAATTATTACCGGCTATAAAAGAGGAAACACCTTTAACTGTAATACCCGACGATAAAAATGCCGAAGAAAATTTAAGAGATATTGAGCTTGCAAGAAAAAATATCGAGAGTATCATTAGCCTAGGCGATGATTCAGTAAAGGAAATGGTTGAAATTGCAAAACAATCTGAATCGCCTAGAGCGTTC